GGGACTACCAACAAAGATAATGACATCTGATAATCAGCATAATACATTGTTAATTACTACCATTGGTATCATTGTAGTATCATAAAAATGACTTAACCACTCCGATAACCCGTTTTATTTCTTTTATCTTTTTCTTATTTAATTCCTGCCCGTTTCCATATTGCGGCTCCCGATTTGCCGCAACCATCAATATTTTTGTAGGTTCCACCTTCGACACATAACGGAAGAAGACTGAATCATCAGGCATGTATATTGCATAAATCTGACCGCAAATAAGCTCACTTTCCGGCTCTTGACTTACCGCGATCATATTCCCTTGTTCTATTACTGGAAACATTGCATTATCACGCGCTATCTCGATATTTACATTTTTATTTCCAAGCAACTCTGAAAAGAAAACCATCCCCTGCTTTAACATATCGCCTCTTCCAGTACACAGCCATTCTACGTTCAACTGTGGAAATGGTGATAGAATCTTTGCGATCATATCACTCCCAATACTTCCGTTGCTTTTCTTGGAGTTAGCGATATAGCCATTGGATAGCCCGCACTTTTCTTCAAATGCCTTTGCATTTTTAACCTCACCTTCGGATTTTTTCAAATACTCGATGAATTGAAGCAACCTATCAATAGCTCTTTCCATATTACTTTTCTATTTGTTTTTTGAGTTTATCCACCTCTTGACGTAGAGCATTTATCTCGGAATCCTTCTCTGCAATTATTTTATTGTAGTTATTAGTGGTTTGCATGAACATTTCAAAAGGAATAGTTGCACCTTCTTCTCTCGTGGATTCTAAAGTATCACTTTCAGGAGCTTTTTCAGGATTAAACATACTGCCTTCTCCTGTTATAAGCCATATTACGTTGAGTTTAGGAAAAACTCTCATTATTGTAGCGAGCTTATCTGCACCAAAATCGCCTTTCAACCCGGTTAGATAGCCGGATGCCCAACCACACATTTGAGCGCACTTATATTGTGAAACTTCTATGCGATTCAAGAACTCCAAAAAACGTGACTTTGAATTTTCCTTCTTTTCTTCCATTTTATAGACTTAAATATTGAGCGATAAAAGGCTATCAGACAATGATTTAAGCAAAAACATGCTATAAAACATATAAATTCACTCAATATTTTGAGTGAAAATGCTTGCGCCACTCAATATCTTGAACTACATTTGCATCGTTGTTAGTAAAGAACAACAGACAAAAGGATATAAGAATGGCTGGCAGCTACCGATAGCTACTATACATATTCCAAAAGCAAAGATAGCTGTTAGCTTTCTTATTTCCAAATAAAATCCTGTAAAAACAAAGTGAAATATGAAAGTAACAGTTGAAGATATTAAGAAGATTCCCGTAAACGGAGTATTACAAGTTAAATTAGAAAATAATGCAGCTTGTGTATCTGCCCGCAACACTGTACAGTATGTGAAAAACGTACATCCAAGAGAAGACGGAAAAACCTACTCCGTTAGCACGGACTGGAAGACGCATACAGTAACTATCAAGGTGGTAGACCCATGACTCGGACAGAGGCAAGAATGGTAGCGGAAGAACTCTACAAACTTATCCATAAAGACGTGAAAAACATAGTTTCCCAAACGGTGAAAGAAGAAACCGAAGAGTGGATAGGCGCGAAAGAAGCCGCAAAGGTATTAGGCTGGTCGGTTGGCACATTATACAATCGAATCGAAGAGATACCCCACACCAAACTCAACAACAGATTACGCTTCAAAAAATCAGCACTGTTACAATACCTCAATAGATAGCAAGGATGGTGTGGCTTGACCGCCTATCCATCCACCAACTAAACCGATGATAGTATTCGGGATGCGCGAAACCTGCTTAGTGGTCTGTATCCGGCTACACTCTTGGAGAAATTGCCCGGCGCATAGCCTCACCTGTGATGTTGCAGGATTATATAGAGGAAAGTGAGATAAACGCCCAAAGCAGTAGGAAGAGACTTGTCCTTCCGAGGCAGCGTGAAAAAGTAGAATGATTCACTAAAGAATCTATCTGCCTAAAATGACAATAAAGGTGAAGTACTACCATGAGCAGAACAACATATACCCCCTACCGCACAATTCGGTGTAATAACGTTAGGTCGTTGAGGGGGAGCTAATCAAATACTAAAAGCCATGAAAGAGCTAATTTTATCAAAAGAAACCATGAGTTCTATTGAAATTGCAGAACTCACGAGCAAACAGCATTCTAATGTAATGCGTGACATACGTAACCTGTTAGAACAAGGCGTTAGCCAAATCAATTTTGAATTGGCGGAATATTCGGATAATCAAGGAAAACCAAGACCATGTTACAATCTAACAAAAAAAGGTTGCCTTATTCTCGCATCCGGTTATGATGCGAAACTCCGCGAAAAAATCATTGACCGATGGGAAGAACTGGAAACGAAATCTCGTCACGGTTTTCAGGTTCCTTCTTCATTTAGCGAGGCTTTAATGCTTACCGCAGAACAACAAAAACAAATTGAGATACAACAAAATCAGTTATCTGCACAAGCTCCTAAAGTTCTTTTTGCGGATGCCGTTGTAGCCTCTGAAAACAGCATTTTAATTGGTCGTCTTGCCAATGTTCTCAAACAGAATGGCATTGAAATCGGTCAAAACAGACTTTTTAAATGGTTGCGCGACAATGGATACCTCTGTAAATGTGGGGAGAAATACAATCAGCCTACCCAAATGGCAATGGAACTGGAACTTTTTGAAGTAAGTTATGGCTCTATTGTACGTGCTGATAAAAGTATCAACACGATAACAACTAAAGTTACCGGGAAGGGACAAATATACTTTATAAATAAATTCTTGAAAAAATGAAAAAGATTACAGAAATGACCGAGCAAGAAATTCTTGCATTGACGGAGGAAGATGTACAAAAAATAATTAAACTCCGCATGATGGGAGAAGGAATTAAAATCATGGATAAGCCAAAAGTTCCTGAATTATTTGAGATAGCACCTGCGGACGTACAGATTTTCACCATTCCCATTCTTGATGGATTTGCTTTTACGAATATGGAAGAAGTGACAAAAGTTGCTGAAGTTCTACAAAATGTAAATTCACTCCGTAAAGTGGATTACGATTGGAATAAGTTAGGTAGTGATTATAAATACCTTACAAAAAAAGAACGATATGCTTTCAGGGGTGATTCAGATTTTGATGTACAATCCGGTTGGGTGTATTCCAGTGAACTATATGCTAAAATAGCAGACTTCGCAGTGCAAAACAAGGCTATGAAAGAACAAGCCGAAAAAGACAAAAAAGAATATGAGTCGCAGTTACAAGAAGCATCTGGCATCACCACCGAAATACGTGAACGAGTTTCAGAAGTTCGTAGTAAGTACATGCGATTAAATGACCTCACAAGAAGATTCGCTATTGACTATTTTTCTCTTTCTGACAATAACGAAGATATGGCAATTAAGTTTATGACGAAAGCATATTCTCTCACAGAAGAAGAGAAAGAATATGTTCTTTCAAGCTACAAAGAACAATTAACCACACATGATAATTAGCTTTTAATTAAAAGCTGCCAGACTCCTTGCTTGTGAAAGTAGGGAGTTTTTTTATTAACGCTTATGGAAATATGGAAAGTAATTCGATGTTGCCCTGAATATAAAATCAGTAATCAAGGTAGAATAATGAATCGGAAAGGGAAAATAATGAAAGCATATAGGCAAAAAGATGGGTACATGAGAATTTCTTTTTGGAAGGACAATACGACTTTCTCAAAATTCATTCATTGCCTTGTGGCAGAAGCATTCATTCCTAATCCCGATAATTTACCACAGGTAAATCATAAGGACGAAAACAAGTCCAATAATCATGTGGAAAATCTCGAATGGTGTACGGCAAGTTATAATTCCAGTTATGGGAATCGGAATAAAACTAATTCAATTCCAGTACTTCAATACACATTAAATGGAGAATTTATAGCTGAATACCCATCTATACTACAAGCAAGTAAAATAGTAGGAATATCCGACTCTACAATATTTAGGAGTTGCACCAAGCCGTATGAAAGAACAAGAAGAAAGAATAATTATAAATGGAAATTCAAGAAAAATGAAAATTAGAGACACAATTTACGATTTACCAAATCAAGAGTATCACAAAGGAGAGTTATATAAAGACTTCCTTAGTAGTACACAAATCAAGGACTACTTGGTATCCCCCAAATTCGCCCGGTTCAAAGCACTTCATCCTGAAATGTTCGAGATAGGTGTTGAAGCTGCCGAGAAAGGTTCTTTATACCATGATGCAATGGAAAGCATTGTGAATACAGGATCACTTGATAAATGGAGAAATAACTTGTTAGTTTTCCAGCCGCCGATCAACGAACGAACCGGATGCCCTTATGGACGTGAAACTCAAAAATATAGAGACGCACTCGCAGAAGCCGTTGCCGCAAATCCCGGAAAAAGCCTAACAAGCAGTGCTGACGTTCAGTTAGTTGAAACAATGGTATATGAATTATTGAATTGCTGCCGGGAAACTTCCAAACAAATAAAACAAATATTGAGCTTTAAACAGACAAAAGCTGAAGTTAGTCACTTTGTTGAGTATAAAGGCTGCAAATTTAAGTACCGTCCGGACGTTGAGACTGCAAAAAAGATCATAGACTGGAAAACGGTTGCAGTGGATGATTTGCACGAAGATACGGTCAATCGAGTTATTGCCAAATTCCATTACGGAATATCTGCCGCCTTCTATCAGTTTATGGAGCACGAACGTACAGGCGTATGGAAAGAGTTCTATTGGGTAATGCAGCAAAAGACTGCCCCTTATGATGCTGTATTCGTCAGTGCTGCCAACTGGGCTTATCACATGGAAGACGGTATTGTCAAAATGGGATCAAGTGCTCTTCTTTTTATGAAGTTACTTGAACAACATGTGTACTGTACTCAACAGAATGATTTTGATGGAGCACAAGTCTTTATTCAGCCCGGATTCAAAGGGCGTAGGATTATGATACCTGATACCCCTTCATTCGAGAAAAACAGATTGTTTAATTTTTATAATAACGAAAATCAATGAAACCAAATGAACAACAAGGTAATTTAAACATGGGACAATCAGCCCCACAACCACAAGCGGCTCCTGAACAACCAGCACCGCAAGTTCCGGTCGTAACCCCAACAGCTCCACCAGCTTTCCCACAACAACTTAGTGGACTGGAAAAATGCTTTATATCTCCAAAGAAGGCGTTTTTAGCAGCCGGAGGTACTGAACAGCAGTTTGCACGTGAAGTAAACTTCGCTATGCAAGCAATGTTGAACAACACGTATCTGATTGATTGTGCAAAAGCATATCCCGACCATTTGATTGAAGCGATTAAGAACGTATCTCTTACGGGCTTATCTCTCAATCCTGAATTGAAGTTGGGCTATCTTGTACCATACAAGGGAAAAGTTAAGTTTCAAGCCTCGTACATGGGTAAGGTTGATATTCTCATTCGTACCGGAGTCGTAAAAGATATATATGCTGACTTGGTTTATACCAATGACAAGTTTAGCATGACGAAAGGTACAGGTGGGAAATTGATTCACGAACCGGACGTTTTCGGAGAGCGCGGTGACCTCATGGGAGGCTACTATTACGCAGTTCTAACCTCCGGTGCCGAGAAGTACGATGCTATGCCTAAATCTCGCATAGAGGAAATAAAAAGTCGTTCCGAGGCAGTCAAAAAAGGAAAGCAGTCTCCGTGGGACACTGACTTCGAGGAAATGGCACGCAAAACAGTAGTAAACTGGGCTTTCAAATTCCTTCCCAAGACAGGAATTTCAGATTCTATGATTAAAGTACTCGAAGTAGAAAGTCAGTTGGATGATGAAATGTTCGAGGACTGGCGTAAATCACAAAGTCAAAAGCCGGATGATTTTGAAGAAGAAGATACTCCATACGCCGAAGAAGTAAAATAATTCATTCACAATTAAATATATAGTTTATGAAACAGATTGTAGACGTACCGGAAGGGTACATGATTAAAATTGTAAAAACAGATGTAGAACTTAAAAACTCAAATGAATTTTCTGATAATCAGTTTGAGTTTAATGGTGTAGTTTTCAAACGTGGAGATGTTATCATCAGAAATGATGGTACCATGGGGATATTGGAAAGCATACAAAAGCGTAACTATTCTCCCATGCCTTTCCTCCCACCAACAGATGTAGATGTTCCAGTAGTTTATGCCGCATTTGTTCCTTCTAATGAAAAAGGGGAACGAGTATTTATCAACATAGATGAAGCTCATCATGGAATTGGAACAATGAAAGGTTATCGACATGCCACTGACGAAGAAAAGAGCAATATGCTTAAAGCTATGCAAGAGGAAAAGCATTTCTCTTATGATTTTCTTCAAAATGATTTTAAGTATATCCCGACTGTTGGTGACCTATGTATTTTTTGGGACAATGGCAACGAAAGTGAAGCTCTAATTGCAGAACTTACCAGTACTGATAACAGTGATGATTATCCTTTCCTATCAAGTACCGGGAGTGGCTACAAAAAATGTGTGAAATTCATTTCAGATAATCAATACAAAACAATCCTCAATGAAGAAGAATAAGGCAAAAGCACAAAAAGAAGTTGTACGTAATGTGCAGCTTCTTACTTTCCGTCCAAACGGAATGAGCTATAAAGATTACAAAGAAAGTCGCAAAGCTCAAAACAAATGGCTAAAACAGCGTTTGCAAGGATTCATTTGCTATGTAGCTTCTGAATTAGTTATCATTGACAAAAACGGAGTACAACGTTTATTCAATCCTAAAACAGATAGCCAGTTGAGAACTTTTGTTCGTAAGAATCCGACGCCGTTTGTCGGCTCTACAAGATACGATTTAAAACCACTTTAATTTATAACATTATGGAACTTGGAAAAGAATTATTTAAAGACAAAGGTGCTGTAATTAGACGGCAAATGTTAGAAGATAACTGTGCGGCTGTTGAGAAAATCACTTATCCGTATCAATTCTCTGACGAAGAAATGGAAGCGAGAAAAACTTCACTTGCTAATTTGGACATCGAAATATCCGAATTAGAAGCGGAAAAGAAAGCTATGCAAGATCGTATCAAAGAAAAGATGAAACCCATCACAAAGAATCGTGGTAGGCTCATTGATGACATCAAACGTAAATATGAAGATGTTACCGATGAATGTTTCAAATTTCTCGACCGAGATAAAGGAATGGCGTATTACTACAATGGTAATGGAGACTGTGTACAGATACGTCCGGTAGGTAAGCAAGAACTTCAGAAAACTATTTATGAAGAAACTGCCGCTACTGGAACTGATAATTAATAACCCTCAAAATTAAGTTTAAGATGGAAGCTGAAAAAATGCAAATCAACCTTGCTCCGGGTATGGAGAAAGCAACTATTAAAGTTATAGAACTGGATAAAGAAAATGTTCTTCCGGTACTGGAACCGTTGAAAGTCGGTTTGAGTGGTACGATTGGAAGCGTTGCCGAGTTTCTGACAAAGAGGAAGTCGGAACCTGAACAAATCAATCAGAAACGTTGCCATATCCTTGTGGATAGAGAGAAAATGACAATCATTCTCATTACAAATGAAACAGACGGACGCAATAAAGCTGAAGTTAAAGGTGCATTGGCTATGTACCCGAAGTTTATTGAGTTTGGCATCAATACCGAAAAGACATGGGAGCCTGCACAACTTTCTCGTTTCATCAAAATGAATAGAGCCTTCTTCACTGACATTACCTACAATATGGAGCTTGTTTCTATCTTGAAGAACTTCAAAGCAAGTGTAGAGTCTAAGATGGAAAAGAATAAGGAGGACAACGGTAGCCGGATTGACAATTACAGTCAGGTAGTAAATTCAAATCTTCCGGCGGCTTTTAACCTTAATATTCCTATTTTCAAAGGACGTTCCGCAGAAGTGATTGAAGTAGAAATCATCGCTGATGTTGATGGTAGAAATATTCGTCTTTCACTTTGTTCTCCCGGTGCCGAGGTCGTAATTGAACAAGAGCGAAACAAAGCTATTGACGAACAGTTGAAAATCATCCGCGAACTGGCTCCTGAAATTGCAATCATTGAACAATAATGTGCTCTATGGACTATAAACAACGAAGAGAAAGCATCTTATCCAATTTTGCTAAAGCAAAAACGGATTTGGAGAATCTAAATGCTGAAATTCAGGCAGAGATGGATGATAATATGGCTCAAATGCAGAATTTAGCAGCTAAGAACAAAGAACTTCAATCTCTGAAAACTGATAATGACAGTTCAATCAAGACATTCTCAAAGTTCCTAAAATAATAACTAATCCGCTATCGTAAGGAATGGCGTTGGGTGAAAGACCCATTATTTGATTAATAATAGCATCTCCCGGTGTGGCTTGATCGCCTATCCGGGAACAAATGGGCGGTTATGTATTCGTGGGCTGAAACTACGGTGAGGTGCACCAACAATCCGTGAGGCTGGTTCGACTCCGGCACCGTCCACAACCATTTATGAGAGAAAATCCGTTTTAAATCCGAAAGTAGGGCGAAGATAGCGCAGGAATCACCCGCATGGCATCGGTTAGCCACTGACTCTATCTGAAAGGTAACACGAAATTGGATGGGATTAGGGATGTATGTTGTTTTGCCCCGGAGAAACGCTTCGGGGCTTTTCGTTTGGACTATTTGCCATAAATATACACTTAAAAATTAATTTGTTTAATCTTCGGGTAGTTTGCTTGTGAAAGTAGGCTACCTATTTTTTATGATCCATGAAAAAGAAACTATTTACTAAAGCTGATTTGCAACATATACAATCTGAATTAGAATTTGCCGAACAAATAAGGTTATCTAATTACAGAAAAAGCAAATCACTCCGAGAAGCCAATAAAGCCCGTCTTTCACAAATTATTATCAGTAAAATAAAAACATGAGAAAAAGAAAATACTTCGCAAGAAAAGTAGAAACACCTTATGGAAAATTTGATAGCCAAAAGGAGTATGAAAGATTTCTATATCTGAAGTCTGAAGAAAACAAAGGAATTATCCATGATCTACAACGTCAGATTAGTTTTGAAATCATCCCCAAGCTAACAAAAGTAATCCCCAAGCAACTTAAAACGAAAATAAAGTATATTGAGAGAGTTGAAGAACAAGCTGCAAAATATACTCCTGATTTCTGCTATCATAATCATTCAGGGAATTTCATCATTGAGGAAGTTAAATCTGAAGGAACTGCCCTGGCACGTGATTATCCGTTACGTAGAAAACTCTTAAAACAAATAATAGCCAAACACAACAAAGAAGTTGGCTACGAAGATTGGATTTTTAATGAAGTAAAATAAATTATTATGGAAACAAAGAAATGTCCCAAATGTGGAAGAGAACTTCCGGTAAGCGATTTTTGGAAAAACGCTTCAAAAGACGATGGTCTGCAAGATTATTGCAAGGATTGCGGTAAGGAGTATTTCAAAAAAAGAAGTAAACCTTCAGCTAACAATTTAAAGAAGGTCTTTACTAATCCTGAATTGGCTAAGTTTACCCCACGGCACCTAATAGATGAACTGAAAGCGCGTGGTTATACAGGAGAACTACAATATACACAAAAAATCACTCTGTAATGGGAAAAGAAAAATTGCGTTTGTTGGTAACTACCCAATGTCCTAATAAATGTCCCATGTGTTGCAATAACTCATGGGATTTCACGAAACTTCCGGTAGTAGAACATTTCAATTATAAAGAAGTGATGATAACTGGTGGTGAACCACTCTTGTTTCCCGATGAAGTGGCTATCTTGTCGGATACTATTAAAAACGCCAATATGTTAGCGTACAACCACGAGGTAAGCGTTTTTATATATACTGCGCTTGCAGATGGTATTTTGACTATTCTTCCTCATGTGGATGGAATTGTTTATACCCCACACTCGGAAAAAGACATTGAATCTTTTCTAAAAGCGAATAGAACAATCGGGCTATTCCCTGAAACAGTCAAGAACAAGTCTCTTCATCTTAATCTCTTTGCTAATATGAAAGCTCTTATTCCTCAAAGTGCTGATCTATCTCATTGGCAGATAAAGGATATGATCTGGATAAAAGATTGTCCGGTTCCCCACGATGAAGAATTTAAACGAGTTGAAAAGTTATGGGAAAGGATTTAGTACAAAAGGCAGAGGACTATGCAAAAACATATCCTGATTGCCAAGAGGTAGCCAAACAATCATGGCTTGCTGGTTACGATGCTGGAAAAAGAAGTAAATCCCGTAAAAAGGAACTTGATTTATCATTTGTCCCGGCAGACTTTTTACCTATTATTGAAAGATGGGTGAAATACAAACAAGAGCGGAAACAGGCGTACACCCAATCAGGGATTGAAGCATGTTACCATAAACTACTCGAATTGTCAAACACCAATCCCAATATTGCAATGTCGGTTGTAGAACAATCTATTGCAAATAACTGGGCTGGCTTATTTGAACTGAAAAATGGAACAGGAACACAACTTAGTATTAGCCAAAACCAATCTCCCAGCAACCGCAAAGAAAGCGTTGAAAGACTTGCTGACCTCTCCGAAGGCGTATTACAGGGGTTTGCAAAAATCCTCGATTAAAAACGTTTTAACTGATACACCGGAATTACCGATCTCTGAACTTTCTACAATTAAATATGGTGATATAAATGCAGCACAAGCTATTGTTGCAATAGCCATCTCTGAAGTTGTTCAGTTTTTCAATGTTGGAAAAACGATGAATGATATTCAAGTAGCAATTACATCAGACTTGATTATAGACAGATTCTATTATCTCAAATTGGAAGAGATCAAATACTGCTTTCACAGAGCAATGTGTTCCGGCAAAGTGTACGATAGACTGGACGGAAACATAATCATTGGTTGGTTGAATGAATATGATGCGAAACGTGACGAGTTCTGTTCACTTAATATCATAAACGAAAACAAGGCTCATAAAACTGATGATAATTCTTCAATTAGTTGTCCTTATGATGAATTTTGGGACAATCAGCATAAACTTGCTGAAGCCGGAGATGAAGAGGCTATTGAGCGAGTGAAGTTCCATGAAGACCTCATTAGGAAAATGAGAGAAAAAAAGTCTTTTGTCAGCCAACCATTTATTGTCCGTCAAATAGAAAAAGAAGAGAATAAATAACGAACATTTTAATAATCAACAAATTATGAAAGCTATTGAAATTAAACAAGAAAATGTAACCGAAGCGTTTAAGTCTGCTGACGGTTGCGAAGTTGCTATCAACATTCTTACAAATCTTTTCGGTAAACAGAAGCCGGATTACACTGATTTTCATAACATTAAAACCTATGAAGATGCTTGTGAAGCACTTGGTGTCAGACCTATTTCTCGCCTGCTTATTGAGTATGGGGACGGACAGAAGGAAGAAGTAATAGACATTGCGCATATTGCGTACATGAAACTCTGTACAATCGCTCGTGCACTGAATAATGACTCGGAGTTTCCTCGATTCACTGAAAACGAACGCCGTTGGTTCCCGTGGTATTATCTGTATTCACAAGCGGAGATTGACGACATGGACGAAGAAAGGCGCAAAGAGCTGGTCTTTTGGGGCGGTAATGCGAATTCCGGTGCGTACTGCGGCTTGGCGTCTGCGGACTCGGGTCACGCTTGGTCGGTCTCGGATGCGTTTGTCGGCTCTCGCCTTGCTGTAAAATCAGAGGAAATAGCCGAATACTTTGGAAATCAGTTCAAAGAATTATGGAGAGATTTTCTGATCGGGAAAAGATAAAAAACATGTCTAACCAATGGCTGCGGCGTTAGTTGCAGCCATTTTTGTTTCTGATAGTATGGACAAAATAAAAACATACGTGATAACTCTTTCACCTTTCTTCTTGAAAGGACACCCAAAAGTTGGAAAACCAACTCGATTTCGGTGTAAATTTCTTATGGGAAGAAATTTTAATGATGCTTGTATGTGGGACTGCTCTTTTGATGGGAAAGAAAATACCCGAAGAAGTTGTTCCCGAAATGCAATAATTGAAAACGGAATACCGTGGAATTTTCCAAAGATTCATACGATACGCACAAACTATAAATTATGGGAGAAGCGTATCCATGAAGTACAAAAAGGAAATGCGGTATTATCTATTCGACAATGGTCGGGAAAACCCTACCGGAGTAAGCAAACGACAATTCTTGATCTGACAAAAGATGATAGCGTTGGAATACAGCCATTGAAGATTATAAGATTCATAGATAAACTGGATAACAAAGAACGTGTAGTTATATCTGTTGATGGCAAGGTAAAAGTAAATCTTACTCTGGAAGAAATTGCACATAATGATGGATTATCCTTTGAAGATTGGGCAGCATGGTTCAAAGGTTCCGATACTTCACAAGATATGGCTATCATTCATTTTACATCTTTCAGGTATGAATAAGAGCATTTATATCAGTTTACCAATAACGGGTATTCCACACCAAAATGTTAAGCGCAAGTCAGACCTGATAAAAAAGGCTCTCAAACAAAAAGGATACATACCTATCTCCCCGTTAGAAATCTCACCGGAACCGGACAAGCCAATATCATACTACATGGGACGTGATATTATGACATTACTGGAATGTCAAGCGGTTTTCTTTTGCCGTGGCTGGGAGAAATCTAACGGATGCTTATTGGAATACCATGCCGCACAAATTTATGGATTAGAACTAATATTTGAGGAAGGTACGGAAAAGTCACTCGAAAAGGTACAAAATGTTTTTTGTTCCCATTGTGGTTCTGCAAGCGTTTGTAACCGACATACTCAATTAAGAGGCGGATGCCAGTCATTGTTGTCATTCACATTTAAAGTAGAAGAAGCATTATGGAACAAATAATTAAATTAATTGCCGGGCTATTCATATTATTCATAGCTCTTTCCGGCGTGGACATTTCTTTTAGACCACTGAAATTCAGTCTGGACAATCCAATCTTCGGTGTCGGGGCAATTATCATGTTTATAGGCTTTTCTATTTGCATTGGCGCGTCCCAATGGCGTGCAGTTGAAAATCACAAAGAGAAAACTGGATATTACAAAGGCTATGAGAATGGGGCTAAAGACGCTTTTCGATTGGTGAAAGAGAAATCACAAAAACAAGAAGGGAATGAAGAAGTACAGGATTAAAGCAATAAAATGCTATGCAATCATGGCTGACAAATATGGGTGTGAAGACTTGTACGTTATCCCAAAGTATAAAGTACAGGTGAGAATTATGTTCATTTGGATAACAATTAAGTCATTTGTGGACGCCGATTCAGATTACGCAAAGAACTGTGCTAACGAACTTCAAGATAAACTCAACGGAAAAATATAACTATGATAGAACTAAAAGGAAAATATGGAAAAGACTGCAAGGTTTTTGCAAAAACAATAGAGTCTGCTGCTATCGGCACAATCCAAAACATTCTTGATAATCCAGTTACCAAAGATGTTCCTGTACGGATTATGCCGGACACACATCAGGGAGTTGATATTGTGATTGGTTTCACAATGCCAGTTACAGGGCTTATCAACCCCAATCATATTGGTGTAGATATTGGTTGTGGGATAGCTTTTGTGAGGATTCTGAATGTTGTTAGTGAATCTTCTTTTGAAGAGATTGATAGAACTATCAGAAACGTTGTTCCAATGGGATTTGACATTAATAGTGAATCTATCACAGAATCCGAAAAGCAGTCATTCTTCGACAAAGCAAACATTAATCTATCTTTTCATCGAGAGAGGATGTTCCCGGAGCCGCCTTATGTCGATGAATCATATATAACCAAACTATGCAAAAAGGTGGGTATGGATGAAAAAGTATTCTACAATTCAATCGGCTCATTGGGAGGTGGAAATCACTTTATTGAGATTGGAAGAGATGCACATAGTTGCATATACCTAACTATCCATTCAGGCTCTCGAAATTTTGGTGTGAAGGTTTGCAAGTATTATGCCGAATTAGCAAAATTCGACAAAGGGGCTTTTTCTTTTAAATTGGAAGAAATCAAGAAATCTGTTCCACCCCAACTACTTCAAGAAAAGATAAAACGGCTCAAAGAAGATTTTTCTATCAGGAACGGATATTTATCTGATACTGTTATGTGTGAATATCTCTATGATATGTCAATAGCACAAACATACGCTTCAATAAATAGGCAAACAATCATCAATCGTATCTCCTATAAATTAGGATGGAAAACTTCGTCTGCCATCGAAACGGTACATAATTATATCAACTTCGACGACCTTATTATCCGTAAAGGTGCCATATCTGCACATGAGAATGAAATAGTAATTATTCCTATGAATATGGCTGACGGTATATTACTTTGTCGCGGTAAGGGAAATCCTGATTGGAATTATTCGGCACCTCATGGAGCCGGACGTTTATTCTCCCGGTCTTCTGCTAAAGAGAAATTATCTATGGAAACATTCAAAGAAAGAATGGCTGAAGTATATTCAACATCTGTATGTGAAGGAACAATAGACGAAAGCCCTATGGCATACAAAAGTACAGAGGAAATCAAAGAGCTTATTGAGCCTACCGTTGATATAATTGACACTATTCGCCCACTGATAAATATTAAGTCTTTATGATTGGGAAAAATGAGTTCCCATTCTCTCTTGGTGGTTTCGGATGGCAAGAAGAGTATAAAGGCTTTGATATTGTTGTGCATGTTCAAAAATACAAAGGTATATCTGCTTATGCCTTCTCTCCCGAGAAACGAATTGTTTGGCAAGAATCAAGAACTTTTGGAGACAAAGACGAATTGTTCCAATGGGGAAGAAACGGTATTGACCGACATATACAATCCCAAAAAGAAGAAGCCGAAAGAAAGGCTATTCGTAAAGCTGAATATTACATTAAGAAGGGAAAGGAAGCTGCCCTAAAAGCCTTTAGTAGTGCTATGTACTTCTCTGATATTAAAGGAAAAGAGTACGAAGAGGCTTTGGGAACATTTAAGTACGAACTTGAAAATCAATTTGATAAAATAAAATGAAAGCTGCTGATATTATAAATGGATTCTGTGAATTTGTCTTCCGGGACAGAAAAGGAAATAAGATATACCCGAATGTATTTGTTGGTGCTTGGGAAGCCGATTTATTGGAAGTAACCCGGTCAAAACTTACTTATGAATATGAAGTGAAGGTAAGCCGATGTGATTTTCACAAAGATAGCAAGAAAGAAGGTAAATTCAATAATATTACTTCCGGTAAGCGTACCAACTACTTCTACTACATTGTTCCTGATGGACTTGTGAAACCGGAAGAAGTACCTGAATTTGCTGGACTAATCTATGCGATCAATGGAACACGCCGGGCAAATGGATATACAGAACCTATCATTTATTTCCATGTAGTCAAAGCCGCTCAAAAGGTATCCTCCATCAAAGCAGATAACAAATTCATTGATAAACTTAACTTATCGGCATATTATCGTTATCATAAACTTCGTAGAATCAATTATTTAAAAAATAGTATTAATGGATAAGGATGATTTTAGAACTCTCATAAAGATAAATGGAGCGAGGAATTTAGGTTTTAACTTGGAAAGATTGAAATACTCAAATAGTGATTTAGAACGCTCCTTTTCCGAAGAATGGCAGAAAGAAAACAAGAAACGTCCGGGCATTAACAAAGGTCATGGAATACTTCAAGACCATTTTATTGACGAAGGATTGCACCATGTGACTTTTCTATGTGAAATTACACATAAAGAAAGGTTGATCCATTCAATCTCTACGAAAAGGTATATATGGCAAAAGTATTTATAACAAAATATGCCTTAACATCAGGCATAATGGAAATAGAAGCGGATATTCATAAATCCACGTTTAACAATCAAAATGACTATGTGAAAGATGGTCCTTTTTCTTTCCATTATATAGGGAGGGATGCTTTTACTGAAAAATCAGAAGCACTGAAGAAAGCGGAAGATATGAGAAAAAAGAAAATTGCTTCTCTTCGTAAGCAGATTGATAAACTTGAGAAATTATCTTTTAATAAGTAAGGAGAAATTTATTATGGGAATAATTAACAATATAGAAGGGCTATTGAACGACGTTCTACTGGACTATGAGCGTATCAGTGAAGCCGTACACGCGAGTATATCGGAGAGTATCAAGTTATCCGACCTGGACAAACTGTACGAAGTATGGCGCTACGGAGACCGGGCCGAACCCTTGTACAGGCTGCTACAGGAGAAGGCGAAAAAGGGCGCTGACGCTTTCCGGGAATACCTGCACGGCATGTTATATTTCGAAGATGATAATGAACTCATAGAAGCCCTGGCGGAGGGCCCGATAAAAACGCTTATAGCCGGAGCGCTGTCACTTGTACAACAATTGGAGCCCGGAATGTTAGTAACGCGGGATAACCGGAACGGCGCAGTCGTGTACCAGGTGGAAAAAGGCTATACTTGTCGGTGCATACTGGACGGTGCGCGTGTCGAAGTCTACACGCCCGCGTGGTCGGGAGAGTGCCCGATCAATTATGACAAGCTAGAACGATGGGCGCTTGTCTACGTGAACGACGAATGGTGGCAGGTACATGGCAAACTACGGCGGAACGGCGGACACTTCGAACTGTCTGTAAGGCGCGTGCGGAGCATGCACCGGAACATTAATACAGAGATTCTCATTGACCCGGACATTAAGCAGGTGATAGCCCGGGAAGAGCTCGCCGACTATTACCTAGTCCCGCGAAAGGTGAATGAGGAGAAAGGAGGCACGGAATGAGTAAGAACACATTAACGGCAGAATATAACAGAAGACAGGTGGCGCAAGTCCACTTCTGCATACAATACATGTTTATCAACGGTTTTATGAGCTCGGCGGAAGCGGACATATTTCACAAGCGCCTACGTAAGTACCAAGATAAACACAAAGTAACCCTAACACGAGCCCAGCTAATGTCCGCCGGGCTTGTATATAACGATGAAGCAAAAGTAATTAACGAATAATTAAATGAAAATGAACACACAATTTGAGCGGTCAGCATGTACTACCGATGAATGGTACACTCCGATAGAGATTGTAAATGCTCTGGGCGTTTTTGACCTAGACCCTTGTGCCCCGGTTAATCCATTATGGAGAACGGCAACGCAAATGTATAACAAAAACGATAACGGGCTATTGAAGGACCGGAAAGGACGTGTGTGGCTCAACCCGCCGTATTCGCGACCTCTGATCGAGCTTTTCGTCAGGCGTCTGGCAGAGCATGGTAACGGAATTGCATTACTCTTTAATCGTTGCGATTCTAAGATGTTCCAAGATATCATATTCGAGAAAGCTACGGCAATGAAGTTTCTCCGTAACCGGATTCGCTTCTTTCGACCGGATGGGACTCGTGGGGACTCGCCCGGTTGCGGTAGTATCCTAATCGCTTTCGGTGAAGATAATGCCGAGATATTAAGAACCTGCGATATCGCAGGTAAATATGTACGAATCAATTAGCGTAAAACAGAATAAATATGAATATAAAGTACAAGGATATAAATGCTATATCATACGCTCTGTGCTACGCTGATGCTATGTTAGACTTAAAGATAGAAGAACTTGAACAAAAAGGATTCAACAATGTAACAGCCGTTTATAAATCAAAAAAAGAAGAACTGAAAAGGGCAATGGATTCGCTTCAAAAGATAAGGAAAGAACTGCATCTAAAAGATGATTATGCTTATAATGAAGCATTCGGGAAGTAGTGTTTAACGTATAACAATACAATAATGATTGAAATCAAGAATCTAAAAATAGGTGACTTATTCTCTTTTCGCAAAAATGGAGCGATGTATGAGTTTCTTGGATATTGCCCGATTGAAAACCCGCCTATTGCTTTTAACCCTCGTAAGTATGAGACAGTCTATTTTGAAGATGAAAATAAAAAAGTGTATAAATTATGAAGATAATAGTAAGTTTTTCCGGCGGCAAAGATTCGCAAGCTTGCCTAATCCAAGCCTCAAAACACTATGGAGCCGATAAAATAGAAGCGGTTTTCTGTGATACAGGCTGGGAACACCCCGACACTTATCAACATATAGCTGATGTATGCCAGCAACTTAATGTAAAACTCGTAGTCTTGAGAAGCAAGAAATATACCGATTTTATAGATATGTCTATCAAGCGTTCACGGTTCCCGTCCTCTCAAAGGCGATTTTGCACCTCTGAATTGAAAATAAAACCGATGATTGACTACATTCTTTCACTAACCGAACCTTGCTTGATTATTCAAGGCATTCGGGCAAAAGAAAGTGAAGAACGATCTAAACTTCCTTATGAATGCAATTATTTCGGGGAGTATTTCGAACGCATAAAAAAGAATCGTAAAGGAAAAACGATAGAGATTTGGAAGCAAGATTATCGGAGGAAAGAGGTTATTAAATGGTGCGAGCGATACGATGCGAGCGTTTCCCGTCCTATTTTCCAATGGTCGGCACAAGAAGTAATAAATCATATCTTATCTGCCGGACAGAAACCGAATCCTTTGTATTCTCGTGGGTTCTCCCGTGTTGGTTGCTATCCTTGTATTATGTGCCGGAAGCTGGAAGTTAAGCTCATCTCGCAAGAAGAGTTCGGGCGTAGTCGCTTGATAGATGCAGAACAAAGGATGAAGGAAGAAACTCCGAAAGGTTCGTCCTTCTTCTCGCCCGGCTACATACCCAATCGATTTTGCAAGAATAGGGTTTATCCAACTGTACAGGAAGTTTTTGAGTATGTAAACCGTAATGATGTCGGGATGGATGATATGTTTGAACCGGAAGGCGGATACAGTTGTATGAGTCTTTATCACGGACTTTGCGAATGAAGTTTAATTCAAATCAATTTTAAAAATGAATTATATAATTATTTTCCTGATAATATTTGTGATAGTATTATTGGTAGCTGGTGTGTTATTTCTCTTTAAGTTTTTAGAGAATCTACAAAATCAATTCTCCGCATTTCATCAAATTCAAGACCTATACTACAAAGATTTGGTAGATAAATTAAGACTATTGCGGTTTGCGGAGATTGTAAGACTACGGGATTACTGCACTCAAAATGAGATGTATGAAAGGGCTAAAGAGTTTAACGACATTTTAAACAAAGATTTTAGTGACATTTTACCAAAGAAGTAATATTATGAAACTTAGTAAGAAAGACCTAAAGCGTATCGAAAAGTCTGCTATTAAATACAAGCAATTCTACGAAACTCCCAACCATGAAATAGACGCAATAGTTCAAGAACTGATTGATTCATCAAAGAACATGCCTAAAAATACGACGAAGCAAGAAGAAATATCCTACATATTGAATGGAGATAATGGAGATAACGATTTGGATAAATTGAAACAAATAATTGAAGAAGAGGAAGGCAGCAATGCAAAATAGTTTGAATGAAATCGCAAAGAAAGCACATGACTGCGCCGTTCGCCGTGGGAAGATAAGTCTTATAGACGAAGAAAATAATTTCCACTGTGATTTACTGAATGAAGTTGCAGAAGTGTTCAATGCTGAAGGGAAGAAAAGCCCGCACATTGAGCACTTCTCTGATTTTGAAGAGGAATTGGCAGACGTAATACTTGTAGCCATGAGCACCCTTAATCATTTCGGAAGTGATATAGATGCTCTGATAAAAGCAAAAATGGATTTCAATCAAATAAGAAATGATTAATGAGTACGGGAGAATGGATTATGAGGGCAATCGAAATGGTTGCCCTTCTTTATGTATCTAAAGTAATAATCAAAGATTTAATAGACGTATGGAAAAACAGATAAAACAAGATATGGCAGAAAACGTCACACTAACTGCCGTTTACAATATACTATTTACCAATGATATAGTTTGTGGGCTTGTGGTAGACTTTGTAAGCCAACTGAAGAAATCACCATATTACCGTTTCAATGTGAAGCAACAAGCCAAACGGATAGAATCAGAAATGCAGAAATATGAAAAGCGTATTGCGGAAATAGCCGGAAAGAAAATCTTTTTCATGGCAGATGCGAACGAAGTTATTTCTGAAGAATTACAACCTGACTTACTCAAAATGGAGTACAGTATAAAATCAGAGTTTGATAAGCACAAAATCAAAGACAGTGCTCTTCTCGCAAAAATGGAATTAACCCGGTGCATGTGTGAGCTTTCATGTCTTTCGCTTGATAAACGCATAGAGGAAACCATTCCGTACAACCAAGACGCGAAGAGGCTTACGTACCTTCGATTGACTGCCCTTTTCAGTTTGGTAGATGGGCTATCCAATATCCTCTATCAAAGTAAAGAGTATATAAACCTGAATGAAAGTTCTAATTGTAAAATGGCAATGCAAATCATACAAAGAAAACTGACGGATTGTAATATAATCAGCCGGGCAATCAGCACGTCAGACAAATTGAATCCGGCTGTGTAACTTAAAAAACATATTATATGGAAATTAGCGGGAAAATAATTGTAGCACTTCCAGCACAAGGCGGAGTTTCTAAAGCCGGGAAAGAGTGGTCGCGCCAAGATTATGTTATTGAGACAAAAGAGCAATATCCTAAAAAGATAGCTTTCTCTGTTATGAACGATAACATAATGAATTTTGGATTAACAATCGGTCAAGAAGTAGACATTCACATTGATATTAATGCGACTGAATGGAATGGTAAGTGGTATAACTCAATCACATGTTGGAAAGTCATTGTTCGCAATCCGGGTCAGCAAACGACACCCAGTCAGCCAAATTATGCTGCACCGCCTCAACAGTCGGCTCCCCTACAACCGACACAACAACAAATGTTCGGGAACGATAATAAGGATGATCTGCCTTTCTAAAAAGGTGGTGGGTGGTATCATTGCCACCCGCTACTTTTCGATCTTTATAAATTCATTGTATGTTATCCGTGATCGTGGATTATGATTTACAATTTTCATACGATACCCCTTTGTTCCCCACCAGAACCATAATAAACGATGTTTATATTCCCGGTTCACTACGGTAGAAAGACTATCTGATGTCTGATAATTGAAATCTACCGTATCAGAGCGGATGCAACCGTGAAATTCCGCCCACTTATCTACATAGTTGAAACAACTATCCTTCATCACAAAAACAATACTATCCTTTGTTACCACTTTAGTATGAGTTATATACTCAACCTGTGATGGTCTTAGCTTCAACTCCTTAATCAATTTGGCGTCAGCCTCCCGATATTCCTTCAACTCTTCAATAGTCAGACGAAGCTGTTTGCTTTCAGCCACATTAAGGCTATCTCTCACCTTATAGTTTTTCAGATCAGAAAACAACGCCTCAACATTTCCAGCTTGGCGTTTACTCTCATTACGTTCTTTCTTCAATAAACTGAAAAGACAAATGATAGCGGCAATCAATACCGCTATCACTATTCCGATTGCTAACTTGGTTCTCATTATCATTTATAGTAGATTCCACCCCTTTTCAATATCCTCCATATTTGCAGGAACACCATTCTCCATTTTAGAAATAGCTGCCGCAAATGCACACATAGTAGCCTTATCCATAATATCAGGCACATACTCCCGCGTCACCTGTAAATCCTTGCACACAGATATAATGTACGCATTAGTATTATTTTCAACAGGCGGAGCCCATCGTTTGATAAAATCACCTATGGTTATGCAATTATGCCGTTTACGATAATTTTGTAAAGTGCGCATCAACGCACGATACCCATACTCTATTGTCTTAAACTGGAAGAAGTCTTTATCTTCCTGTACTTCTCTCAAACCTTGCCACTTATCTTTGCTGATACGCAAGTTACCGGGATTGTTGTTTCTTAGTCCTCGTGTCATTTTCGTTCCTCCTTATTTGTGTTACTCTTGTTTATAAAATCATCTACTGCATGTATCATCTTATCAGGTTCGTTTTTGTGTTTTGCTATCTCCGCAGCAAGTATAGCTACTTGTCTATAATCTTCCTTCATTTTTTCCTCCGCCTTCTCATAAATGCTTTTGACTTCTATGGCACCGAAAGCGATTGCACCCAACAATGTTACTAAGGGGAAAATCGGGATATGCCAATCATAATAATTATCCAAAAACCAAACTCCCCCCATCTGCATACAATCAACGAAGGTTAAAGCTAACAGTGCATTATAATACCGTGCTATTTTATCAACGGTTTTTCTAAGCATATAACTCGTTCTTGCCTCACCCCTTTGTTTCGCTTTCCTGTATCCACTCCATAAATCTGCACCAATAAGCAGCAATACAAGCATGTATATGCCGAATAGCATCCATGCAATTACAAATAGTTCATTCAATTCTTTCATATTCTTGTGTTTGCGTTATAAATATACTATAATGAATTGTAATATCGTGATTCAACATAGCTATAATCCCCAGTTGAAATTTTTCCCTGCAAGGTAAAATCTGAAGTATTCACAATCCACCATTCAATTCTATTTGATGGATACTGATTCGTTGTTCTTGCACTAAGATGTAAACGCCGGGGAAATGAGCCAATCTTTATTTGTTTCACACTCATTCCATTGTACATGAAAGGATATGTACCATTTTCTCCACTAATCATTACTGCTCCCGGATTACCATAAAATATCATTTCAGAATCGAATCCATCTAAATCAGTGGAAGTTGGCAAAGTCATATAATGTGTATCGTTTCCTGTATTTTTGGTAAAAACAAAATTCAACCCAGTTGTAAGGTCTGCTTTGAAAGATTCTGAAGTATATTTATCTAAACTAACTTTACGATAAATCTTTTTTATACCCACTTTAAAAATACCTCTTTCACAAGTCAAATCACCAGCTTCATTCCAACTGATATTTCCATGCGCCAACTGCCCATTACCCGCCATTCCGAAATATACAGAAGCATTATCAGGCGTTTCCCCTCCAACCCAAAATGGTATGTCTCCACCAACGAGTCCTGCTACAATAGTTTTTCCATCAGGCTTCATAATCAAAAGCTGATTACCCTGCATGAAGCGTAGGATCGCATTTTGAGCCATAATTAACGGTGTGTAAACAGGCTGAAGAGTATTGAATTTCTGCCAATAGATTGTGTTAGTTACCGGAATAGAAGTGCTGGATACATGCGTCTTCAAGCATTTATAAGCATTGAAAGTATTTGCGCCAGTCGTCACAATCGCAATATCCAAATACCGGGTGCCGGAGGTCAAAGCCTCGTCATTGCGATACTCTACCCCAGCTACCCATTCAGACTGCCGAAGGATACAACCGGGCAATCCATCCTTTCCAGGATTTCCATTGTCACCGGGCTTTCCATCATTCCCATTTTTCGCTCTACGTCTTACTACTATGTGACCTTGTATCTTCATTTTCCTACAACTTTGCTAATACTTCATTTGCGACTTCTTTAGCGCGTTTACGCCATGCTTGAAAATCAGAGTATTCCTTCAAATATTCAGCACGTTTTACTTCTGTTAGCTCACTCGCTTCATCTTTGGCTTCTTCATAATTGGCGAATACAGCTTCACGTCTATCTGCCGAATAGCGATCAGTTACAATAGCACTGACAATCTCTTCATACGTTCGCCCGGTTGCATTTACATTCTCACAAACCAACTGTTCACGCTTTTCGCCTTCAACGGTAATTTCGTTTTTGGCATAATCAAAAAACAGTCGTACCAAACTGCCTTCCACCGTAACTTGTACACCTTCGGGCACTACTCCATTAAAATCACTGTACGCTTTCATTTTTACCTCCTTTTAAATTATTCATCAAAATAATAAGCACTCTTTCCTTCACGAAGTGCGCGTCTTTTAATAATCACATTCTCCACCGGGAAAATCGTATCACCTGTCTCTTGTTCTCGCAATCTTGCTTGGTCGAGTACATCTTTCAGGTTAAAGCAATTTGTTATGAACTTGTATTTTGAACCGTTCATTTCAAACAGTACACAATACCTTCCGTCTCCCTGTGAAGTCTTCACATTTGTTTCAAAATCCAACACCTTAATGGGAATATTCAGAATTTCCATTAATCTCATTTCTGAAACATCAAAGAACTTCTTTCCGTCCTTTGTCTTTCCACTTTGTTTGATTCCTTTGTCAGCAAAACTCATATCATTATCTGTTATTGTTTTCCATAAATTTCGGCAATCTCCCCATTTACACCATCCCCAGTATGATGCACGGATTTGTTGCTTACGTTTATGACTCTTAATTCGTTTATCTTTTCGCGCGAAGGTTTTCTTCATGTTTTTACGTAGCCTTACATTATCCGGTGTAAAGCAATATCCCAAGAAGTTAATCCTTCTTCCTCTTACTTCTTTTTCGCTTTCTATGTTTTTTGTTTTCATGCCTAACTTCCGTTCCTATTGGAGAAATACAACTATTCGCTTTCACTACCAATCCATATTCTGCACTTATCCGGTTGTATTCCCGGAGTAGAAATTTTGCTTCACCCTTTGTTCGTGCAAGCATCACAATACCGATGCAAGCATTTGACCTTATACTGTTCTTTGAACCTGTGGTCTATCGGGCTTACTGCGAAATTTCCGATTGGTTGGCTTGTGTACGCTCCAATCGGTACAGCTCTCTTTCCGAAGTTCTTCATTTTCCAAAATATCAATTAACTCTTTTCCGCTATCATAACTCAACAATGCAATCTCAATCAACTTTATAAACTTCTCGTCTTTGAATTTTCGGCGAAAAGCATTAATCACAACTTCGTGTGGAATACTCTGATAAAACTTTTTGAAATCAGTCTTTACAAGCCACTTGTATTCAGGATACCTACGCAAAAACATCTTCATGCGTTTGACTCCAAAATGAAGTCCTTTTCCCTTTATGCAAGCACTCGTATCGAGAATAAGACTCTTGTAAATATCTGCTCCAATCACTCTCATTATGGCATGATGGAGAATACGCCACGGGAAATAACTCTGTTTCGCAATATCCCTTCTCTTTCCCGCATCACTGACAACTGACATTATACTGAAGTCAGGATCAGGGAAATCCATCGTTAAAATCATCTTCCTTAAAGCCTCTAAATCATCTTTGGCGCGCTCGTTATGACGGCGGATAAATCGGTTTTTCTTCACCTTTCCATCCTGTGCATCCCTATCCGCTTCCCGAAGATTATCCATATCAGCAATCTGTTCTATCAAAAATCCTCTTCTCTTAGTCATTACCTTCTATTTAAAATTTACACCATACTTCTAATTTGTCTTCTTCAGACCTATATTGATTATTCCGATATTGCAAGCAAAATGGGCTTGCTTGAATAATTTGCCCGGAACTTTCGAGAATAAACCTACTAACACCGCTTGTCTGTGTTCGCAAGAGAAACAGACCTTTCCACTCGTGATTTTTTGACATCGTAACTTGTTGGTTACTACGCTGCAACCATAATATTGCAGGGTCATGGTTCAGGGAACTCGCAGATTTCTCCACGATATAATAAGTATGGCGAGAGCCGACATTCGCATTTGAGTTCGACCAAGCGTTATTCGAGTTCGCATACGCCAAGCCGCAGTTCGCACCGTTATTCGCATTACCGCCCCAAAAGTCCAGCTCTTGTTCCCTTCCGCCAACCGTCCACCCCTGTCGGGGGCGTCACGCTATTCGTTGTTCGAGAACGTGACGCTGTGAACGGATTTGTAACTATTTGTATTTCAAAGGACTAAGTTTATTTCAGCTATCAAGACGCCATCAATTCAGCACCCGTAACGAATGTCAAATTTCCATAATAAGCAAGGCGAGAGCCGACAGACGCAGCCGAGTCCGACCAAGCGGAATTCGACCCCACAAACGCCAAGCCGCAGCCCGCACCAGCATCCGCACGACCGCCCCAAAAGACTAGCTGCCCAGTGTTGTTAGCCCAAGAATGGTCAGCCCAATAAGATGTACTTCCACCTCCAATTTTTGCCGGGAAAATATCGTAGTTATCACCCGCCATAATTTCTTGCACATATCCGCTTGTGGTCAAACGGGTTGCTTGTCGGTATTCCCCGTTAGGGTGAGTCGATACTTCAGCAGTAGTCGGAAGTCGGTTACCTTTATAAATAAAGATTTCGGTTCCGTCTTGTGTATCATTGGCAGAGTTTTCACAATATACCCCTTGTATATCTTCCCATTGCCATCCATAAGGGTCTTCAATACCCATCATGTTCACGCGGGAACAATTCACGCCTGTGTTACTTCCATTTACAACAGAAATACCAATCTTTCCCCAGTTATCACCAAGACTCTTTGTTGCTCCGGTTTTCAATGATGCCGCAGCACCCCATAAATCCAAACTTGAGCTGCCACCTACTCCATAACCTAAATTTGCTTGAATATTGGTATCTCCATATTCCGACAAGCCCAGCATCATAATAAGTTTACGTTGATCGTAGTCAGTCAATCCCCAATCCTTGCCATTCACTTGTGCAGCATTCCAAAAGGCATTGATAGTCTTACTTCCCGCCGGAGCTACCCCGGAACGAGAAACAAGCGAACTACCTGACATAGAACCTTTATACGCACCGATACAGTTATATTGCCCACCATTGGCACCGCCGATATAATGTCCTCCGATTGGATACATACTTAACCATAAATAGGGTATTCCGCTTACACTGTCAGTCTTAACTAAAAAGTATAAACGCGGAGAAATGAACATTACATGTCCTTTGGATTCGTCAAGAGCAGTACCGTCAGCAAACACTCCTGAATTAGTCGGAGATAGTTTTGAGGCTTTCCCCGCATTATTAACGAGATAACGTCCACTCATTCGTTTGTATTCAGCCCATGCAGCCGTATTTCCTACAACTCCATAAGCAGTACTACTCTGAACTTTATGCTTTAAAGGGATACCCCATGCGACTTGTCGCAGAAGTTGTTCATTACCTGTATTAATTGCGTTCATCAGATTCTCCAATGAAATACGGCGAACGTTTCCGTCAATCTCAACGAGTACACTATTGCTTCTTAGCATAGATTGTACTATGGTTTCACTTCCTAAAGTTTTTGATGCCATAATTTTGTATTTGATTAATTATTAATTGAAGTTACATTCTGCAACTACATCTACGTCATACAGATTCCCGTTACGATCTGTTTCAGTTGTTGTTACTGATATGCTGTTCGTAGATGAAGATTTCAGACTCTTCCAGTTTTCCTTATCCATTATATTCATTGTCCATGCGGCAGACGAAGGGGAATATGTCGCTCCGGTAGTCATATTGACAATTTTTGCATTAACAGTTACCGGACTACCTGTGTCCACCTCCTTATTAGCTGAAGAAATGTAGCATACAACTTGAAATTCATCCGCAGTATCAATAATACGGATACCCGAACGTGCCAAAGGTTGTGAGTCACTGGAAGACTTGTACACTTCAGCAATGAACAGTTGAGTACCATCAACATCACCTCTTCCAACAGTAATTGTTTTTTGCCCGTTTTTGTCTGCCCATGCCGCCGTATCTTTGTACCATTTCACATAATAGTCTGATGCTTCATTTGCTCCGAGATATAATTTTGTCTGCAATGAAGTTGAAGTAATCTTACTTGTTAGCTGTTCGGTTGTGGCAAGAATGGCAAGATAATATGAACTTGCACCTATGTTTTGAATTACAATAGGTAAATCCTTTGTCAAGTTATACTCTACTCCGGCAACCGTAGCCACACACGAATAAATAAGAGTATCCCCGGCAATATTGGTCATACTTGCTAAATTGGCAATAATCTTAATAGCTCCGGTAGTAGTATTCATTTGAAACTTTCCGGTGCTATCAGTCTTCCATCCGCTACTTTCCGCACCATTAAATTTTAATGCTACGCCATTGTATGTCCAAGTATGGTTTGACAATGCGACTGCCAGCCCATGCGATGAAATAACCTTCGGAGTTCTTATCGGTTGGTTTGCCGCTTTCGTCCAATCCGGCGATACGACTCCACTTTCAGCATCTACACCCTGAAACAGAGGTATTCCGTTATTGTCAAAACTAAGTGTCAAGCTATCATTCGCTCGTAACCGCTTGATGGTAATACTATTTTGGGCACTGTAATCATAAGCCATAATTCCATCCTCCTTCGTTTATAATGTTGTTTATTTCCACGTTTGTATATGTTATACCTCCAAGTATTTGAACGCGAGCTTCAAAATCACCTTCGAGGAAATCACTATTCATTATCTCTTTTTCATTGATAATGATAAATCCTTTCTTTGTCCTGTGTCCACTATCACTGATCCCAGCATTAGTGACCGTTTTGGTTTTTGCTACTACATATCTCATAATTATCAGTTTATGTAAACATTCCCACTTTTATCTGTATATTCTGTACCCGAAGCATCAGTCATAACTTTGAATATCGGCTTCTGTTCCGCTTCTACATATATATCAAGCCAATCATCAAGATATGTATTGCCAATTCCAGTACGGGATAATGTTATCACTGTTTCAGTTCCTTCATTATGTTGTACCCCGGTTAAGTTCTCTGTATCAGTAAACCATACCATCTTTAAAATTGGGGCAGGAACCGGAACGATATTTCCATTGTAATGCACCATTACTTTATTATAGTGAGTTGTCTCACCCGGATTAATGGAAACTCCGCTTGCTGGTTCCACATCGAATTTGGGATAGACCCGGTTAATGGAAAACTGTTTCCTTGCTTTTTCTTTTCCACCAACATTTACAACCAAGAGAAAATCACCTTTTTCTATCAGTCTCAAATCCATAGTGATCTTTGTTGAGGTAAAAGTGATTATTTCATGTTTGGCAGTTGTAAGCTGTGTCAAGACACCGCCACTACCGATACTGTATAAGTTCAATGTATAACCAGAAGACAAAAGTGTATCTCCTTTATGTACAGATACAGAAATATAGCGTTCGTATGCGTTTTCGTTCAACGCAGCATTACGTGCAGATGTTGAAGCCGTAGTCAATCCATTAGCAACTTTATAATCATACAGTAGCAAAGCATCTTCAAATGGATTGTACCGGATGATTTGGTCGTCTCCGATTGATAAGCTGTATTCATCTTCGCTTTTATCTACGGTAGAAAGAGTTATTGTATCTGTTTTCACTGGAATATTTGCACCCAATCGAGTATCGGCAACTACACCTTCAAAATGAAGCTCGAAACTCTCACCCGGAGAAACATTGCGGTTGATCGTAATTGCACCACGAGTTGAGCCAACAGTATCAATAGAATACTTTCCATTCCAAGAAGCCACAGTTGAAGCCTCTTTCCCGTTGATATACCACTTCGTATCGGAAAGTAGTTCATTTGCATAAGGAGTATTCCAGCTACCATCCGTACAATTGACAATAACTTCCGGCAGAATTACAAGCGGAGTAACACCACGGTCAGGCTCATATTCACCATTCTCACTATTATACACTTGCGAAGCCGGGCTATTCGGAGTTATAATTTTCAAGCTGACTGCAATAGTCAATGGTTGAAAATCTTTTCTAATTCTTTTCTTTACACTTTCCATACTCTATATACTTATAATAGCTTTCGCCGTTTCAGTTTTGTTTGTTGCCGTAACAGTAAATAACGTGCTTATAGATGTGATAGCGTTGTCTCCGAGGTCTTCATAAGCAAGTGTTATATTTCCGGCAAAGTTTTTATTCTTGATTGCCCATGCTTCATCATCTGCCATATCACCACTATCACGGGTTATTCTCCATTTTGTTACAGTATCGGTTATATCGCTCCAACCTTTGAATACCCTACATGTAATGTCCATAGTCTCACCAAAAGCAAGAAAATTATCTCCTTGCGTATCTATCTCAATACGCACCGGGTAGTTTTCAAGCTGTTCAATAACTCCGGTCATGTATATGTTATTCAAATAAGCAGAATAACCTTCCATGTTCATTCCGAAGACAGACAGGTTGCTCAAATCACCAAATTGTGCCCCGATATTATCTGAAGTAAACTCCCAGTCATTCACTCCACGCAAATAGCGTTCATAAGTTCGAGTAGAATAGCGAGAAGTCTGACGTGATTTATCTGTGAAATTTCCGTATCCGACAAAGTGCATTGCCTCACACGGGTGGAACAGAAATCTCCAACGGTCACTGACTCCACGAAGCATATACCGGAACTTACTGTTTCTTCCAGCCTCCAAAATCTCCGTAATACGAAAATAACAGGTATAAAATCCTGAAAATTGAAAGTTTCCTATGCCATCATCGTAATCATCAGAGAAATTATTGTCCAACTCCACTCCGTCATGGAATATCCCCTGACAAATATCATCCACGGCAACTTTGCCAATTTCTTTGTCTTGCAAGTGTAATATTATTGTTCCCGTATTAAGAATATTCCCATCAGCATCAGTATCAGGAACCACACTCTCAATAATACCTCCGCCCGGAGCGTTCCAACGATTACCCACTTCTATGCTTATCCGGTTATATCTCAATTCAGGGACTTCCAAGAACTTACGGACAGACAATGAATCAAGCCACGCGGAACCAAATTGATCTATCTTGCCTCCAAAGCCAGCAATACCTTCAGCAAATTCACCGAAGACAGCACCTTTGAGAAACTGGATTACTCCTTGAGCAATATCATCAGAAATTTTAGAGAGGAACAACTTACTTCCAAATGTCCGAATCAAGCTGTTAATTTGTTGGCTGTTATATCCGCCTGAACCTTGTCCGCCTCCAATAGAATCTATTGCATTTTGTATCTTTTCAAGAGTACCGACAGATTTCTCATTTGCCAATGTCACCTCATAAGTTGGGACAAGCCCTTCTCCTTCAGTTATCCTCAATGAATCAATAATGATACTTCCGTCAATATTAAAATCGGATTCAGTGAATAGCATTAAGTCGCCTTCCTTCAGTAAGCTGTAAAGTTGCGGATGCCAAGCCATGTATATCTCGTCAATCTTCACTTCATAGGTATAGCGTACATAATCATTTTTTGCTAAATAATCCTTACCAGCTTTCAACAGGCGTTGAGCAGCAGCAGATATATACACTTCCGGCATATCAATATTCAAAAGCACGAATTTATCTCCGGCTTTTATATTGTAATGCTTATATGGAAAATAGAGCTTCAGCCCATCATCATAAACACGATTGCAAGTGAGAATGTATTTATTACCTTTTTTCTCACATTTGGTAATCTCAAATTCTCGTCCACCACACATACCATCTTCCATACTGATGGTGGCTGTTTCTCCGGTCAGATAGTCATTTATATCAAAACCAACATCTTTAAGAGTCAAAAGAAATGGTGGAATATCCTCTCCATCTTTCAACTGATCCCATGTACCATCATCGCTGATCGCTTTGCCATCCTTTTCGGTTGTATCCGTCACAATTTCGTCCAAGTTTCCATTGTCACCGGAATCAATACTGCATGATATTCCGGCACCAATAAGTTGCTCCGCAGTCATGCCTTCCATTGACGGATAAATCTCTGGTAATGACTCGTCACTTCCATCGAAATAGATGCTATCCTCCCGGACTCCAAGCACCGATATGTTCGGACTATCAATATAAACATCAAGTGCCTTACGAGGAAAATCCGGTAACATCAAATTTTGTACTGCCATGTTGTTAGGCAGATAATTGGTAAGAGATGCGTCCGATAACTTATTGTAATATCTAACTGGAAGATTCCTCGTGCTTCCATATACACGAAGACGGGTAGTTATTTGCTGATTACTTTCAGCCACACGCTGAATCTCAACTAATCCTTTACCTTTTCCATATTGGAAAACATTATCAATTACTACTCCGGCGGTACCAATAATTATCTTCCGTCCGCGAATAATGAAATTTGCATTGAATTTCGATTTGATGAAATCCAAAGCACCCCATACCTTAATCTTGCTGACATCAATATTTACATTAGTTGTATCAACATATTCCGGGTGTACTTCAACCGTCCACTTTTGTTCGTCAGTATAAACACGATCAAGATTAGCTTGTATCCGATCAGCCAAATCCTGTATGCTTGACGCGAAGAAGCTAAAATTTGGAAGCGAAGAAAAATGAACGTAATTATCTGCAAGAATATAATCAAGAAAATCACATCGAGTTAGTTCATCCGAATCATTATTGAACTTTACGCTATCATAGACATAAGACTCACCGCTCTTTTTTGCTCCGGCTTTCTTTAAAACACTTGGGTCATAATTTATTGTGAATTGTTCATTACGGTAAATGAAGTAATCTCCAATTTCAAAATCAATCGGTAGTTCAGAGTATATGGTCGTATTTACAAAACACTCCCCCATAAAAGTACCACTGTATTGTACTTTTCGTACCTCACAGCGCACCTTTGTTCCTGTTTTGTCATATACCTTCCACATATTATCTCTTCTTTTCTACTAATGCTAAAACCGTAGCCATATCAATACTGTACGAAGGAACAATTTCCGTCTTTGGGTCAGTTACCCGGAACTTCACCTTAAACATTACAACATCACCATCTTTAGTCGAATGGAAGTCATAGTTACTCGCTCCAAGAAAGTACAAATTCTGCCTTCCTATATTGGTATGAGGACTATACACCTTCAAAGTGGCACCATTGCCATCTTCTCCAATCAGGTAGCCTAAAAATGACACAATCTTATCATAGGCGGTTGCCATTTCACCTGTATAACATATTCCAGCTTCAAGATCATAAGCCTTTAGTGGTAATACATCAGGAATGAAAGTGTCTTCTCCGTCTTCGTCAGCCCAATCGCGTTTTGGCAAATCCTTTGTTTCAGGATACAATTCAAATGGAAAATCGGTACACACCATCTTCCATTCAGTAAGAAGGTCTTTCACCTTCGCACCGTCTGAAGTTTTCTGAAACAATATGCTATATGCCTCTACCATTACCTCGTTTTGTATGACAATAAAAAAAGAGCTTGCTATTGGGGCTATTAAACTCCAATAACAAGCTCTTTTGGCTTTTATTCTTTTTATTACGCTACAAAACTATATATATTTTCTATTATTTCAAAGAACTAATGGTGGTATTTTCTATTTTTGTTATGGATTTATGTGGTGCTCCGGGTAACGTTGCCGGAAAACAGCAGTCAATATCTCACGAGGATAAACGTTTATAGTACCAAAACGAATATCTGCACATTTTCCAATAGCAAATCCATTTCTACGACAAAGATTAGCAGAAAGATTACCGAGACGAGCAGCTTCATACTTATCAAGCTCTATAAAGTTGTGCCGGGCAAAAGCATAGACAGTATAATAAGTACACTGCAAGTCTTCATTTCCGATAAGGTGTTCAACGCTTGCATCCAACTCCGCGTTACGGTTACTGTTCATCCTTTTGTATGATACATATTCAGGCGAAACCATTTCAGGATTTGAAGGAGGAACGAAAGTCTGTATATTCATCATTCGTACCATTCCAGCAAGAATCTTCAATGAAGCTATATCATCTTTGCTCAATCCAAAACTATTCACTTCGCCATTGGCTACTTTATGAAATACTTGTCGGTACACTTCAAAGACCATACGTACTTTACGAGCGATTAAATATTCAAGACAGGAAACTGAAATGTAGTAATCTTCAGTAGGACGACCAGCCTTTGAGTTTTCCCCACTTTTGGGGATAATCTGAAAATCAACGTCTTGAATGAAATTTTGTTTCAGTGCTCTTACACAATGGTCTTTTCTTGGATAGGCTATCGCCCATACATCATCAAGATTGATTGGAAATTCATTTTCAGACTTTGACAATTCAAGAACTGCATTAAAATATGTTTTGATTTCGCTTTCGCTACTCTCTTTTGATAAAACTAAATTCGTATTCATAATCATAGTTATTAAAATGAGAAAGGGCAAATGGGAATGCCGTATATTGTGGTGGTTTACGACAAAGCCCAAATGCCCATAAATATCTTGTTCACTATCTCCATGTAACCACCACGAAACATGAGATTCAACGTTGTTTTCTGATGCAAAGCTAAGGCAATATATCATCACTCACAAATGGCATTTTATTGGTTTTCAGTATGTTGTGAATAAGAATGAGAAAGAATGAAAATAAATTAAGTTGTACAACATATTTATGGTATATTATTTAGAAATATTCTAAACTACGGAACCATGCAATCAAACATATCAAGAAACTTGTATTATTGGCTGTATGATTAATATTTTTGCATAAAAAAGATACTTATGGAATATTCTGAAAATAAAAGTAAATATGGAGACAGTGGAGCTACTGGCTTACGAAGACTATCATCAATATCACTGGCAGTAGCTATCATATCCGCATTAATATTAATTGTTGCATTAATCGCATCCCAAAATGCCTATCATGGCTATGAAAGATACTTTATTTGGATTGTAATTGGAGCCACTGGAACAGTGTATGGGATAATATCTATACCTTTATATAAAGCATTAGCCACTATGACAGAAGCTGCATATATATATAAAATTAAGAATGATGAGACAAAATTTATTGGTTCAATAAGTGAATCAGAGCATAAATTTAAAATTGGAGAAATTGTAGTATATAAGCCTCTGAATATCAAACTTAGAATAGAAGAGTTTGTAAAGCCCAATGAATATAGATGCGCTACTATTGAAGATGGAGAAGTGAAAATTTACTTTTATAAAGAGAAAGAGTTATCCAAGATAAATTGATAAGTTAAGCCGGGAACTACCCCGGCTTTCTCTTATATCCTACATAAGCTCAATATTCCATCACGCCCTATTCCTGTTATCTTTCTATGATAAATAATATGTCCATTATCTAACTCTTCTTGCTTGATTTCAAACCATGCTCTGTCAGAATAACCGGAACACGGCACCCATGTACCATTAACCTTGTATTGAACTTTCTTTTCTTCAAGCCATTTATTTAGCTCATTGGCAGATTTCATACCAATTTCTTTGGCAATTTCAGTAGCCGTATAGGTTTTGTTGGTATGCGTCAATATCATTACATGCTTTTCTGCTTCTGCTCGTTTTTGCTTTTCTTCTTTCAAAGTAGTAGCAAGCCGTATTATAGTATCAGGGTCATTAAGTACTTCCTCAATCTTTTCGGGAGTAAAATACACACCATGTTTACGAATGGATGGAAGAACTTCGTTTGTTACCCATTTGCGAAATGGCTTAACTTGTGGTGCATCAGAGTAAAGAAGCACATCGTAGAAACCACTTTCTGTGATAAAATTTGCCATTGAATTGCCAATAATAACACCCTCCGTCTGTTTTAGGGTGTGTAAATCAACGAGTTGCACATCTTCCTTTTCGAGTCTTAATTTCACAGAAGAAGGATTTGTTAAATTAACAGCCTTGCATACGTCCACCAAGCAAAATAGCGGTTCATTATCCTCACTCATAGCAATTCTCACTTTTCCGAACTGCTCATTTTGGAATATCTGTATTCCTGTTTCCATAATATGATTATTTACAATTTCTTACTAATACTTCTCCCTCATACTGCACATGGCAGTCAGAGCCATGAAGATAGACATACACTTTAGCTGCATCCATTTGTTTGATAGTTATGCTTGCATTGTCATGTAAGTTGATGAATACTTTAGAGCATCCCGAAGCTTGAACATGGGCATGGCTTTCATGCCGAACATACACGTCACATGTAGCAAACTTATCAAATTCCAACACCCCATCACTTTTGCCACATACTACCACCTTTTTGTCGAGATTGACACCATGAAAAGGACTATCGACAAAAATATGGTTCTCTTTTAGTAGTTCCGGTTCAAAGTTCTCTTTGATAAACTCATTGGTAGGGTAGTCATTCTCTATTGAGAAATCAAGTCCACGAAGCCACATATCAATCAACTCCTGCTGATTTCGGTTCTCACTCCAATCATTAGTCCATTGCTCACATAAACCATAAGCAATAGCCTGTTTCTTTAATTCAATGTTTAATTTATCCATATAGCAATAATTTATATATTCAACTCACTCGGTAAGGTGCTGCATTGCCCCATAGTTCGCCCTTTTAGAGGGGAAAATCCCCTCGCTATTACGGAATGAAAACTCTCTCGTATAAGTACGCCGTTTTTCAGCCGACCAAGCATTAACAAGTCACTTGATTTCCCGAACTTTTCGCTTACTTGTAGCTGTACAGGCACTTCGGTTTCGTTCGCCTCTCGATTTCGTACACCCTATCGCAGTATCGAGTTTTAAGAGTGCAACCCTCTGTCTCTTTACGCATGTAACATACCGCCGATTGCACAATACAAAAAAAAGAACCGCACCAAGTGGAACTTTTGGCACGGCTCTTTATGTATTATAAAGCCTGTATCAGGCAATGATAATCAGTATGTTTTGGCATCAGTTCCACTTGACACGGTGCAAATATACAAGGTGCTTTTCTGCTATACAAGTACGCATAATTTACCATTGTAATTTTAGTAAAAACAAATATTGAATAGCCTATACGTCATAGTATATTCGCATCGTCTGTAAAAACAGTGTTAAAGTAGGTTATAGTGAGATTACAATCATTTTAAATAGAAACCTCGATTTTTATCTAATCTTGCAGCACTTAGCATATCTCTGATTTCCGTAACTAACACTACATTACTTGACGTATTTCGAGAAATAGCTTTTAGTTCTGTAAGTTGAGCCTCTGCCAACAAATTCATTCGTGGGAAATGTTCATCTACTATTTGTCTTACAAGTTGTAATTTCATCGCAACATCAGAACGAACTGAATTCAAATATGAGGCGAGCAAATTTGCGGTGTCTTCAGTTACCCCTTCAATTCCTTTACTCAAGCCGGAACTTTCAGCCTCTTCTTTCATGCTGACTCCATATTTCTTCTCCATATATTCGTTCAGCTTATCCAGTGCATCGTAGTAATCATCAGTCTTACTGCTAACACCCATCAAATAATCAGCAATGTTTTCTAGTTCGCTATTATCTAATTTGAAATCTTTACCAAACATACCGCTTTGACCGTCTTCCCCGAAAAGCATGGTTTGGAGATTCTTCATAGCTGGTTCAAGTATTGCAAGTTTCAATACGGAGTTCATTACATCTCCCATAATTTCGGCTGCTTTCTTCTTGAACGCTTCTGCACCATCTTCTCCTTTTTGCCATGCTTCGTACAAAGCATCTCCCAACTGCGAAGCCCAATCTTTCAAATTGATACCATAAAGAGAATCTGCCATCTCTTCGGCAAAATCTTTTATTTGCTGCTTTAACTCCGCAATTTGATTTTCATAATCAGTAACTTTACCATCGTCCGTTTTTTTCTTATCAATCTCTGCCTGCCTCTGTTTTTCAAGCTCTGACATCTGCTCTTGCATCAAAGCACGCTGATAACCATAAGCACCTCCTTCATTATATGCTTTGACACGTTTTTGCAGTTTCTCCGATTCTTTTGAATATTTCGATAAAGCCATAATATCAAAGATGCTTATTTTATCTTTGCGACGAATAGAGTCTATTCTTGCATTAACTTTATCCAGTTGAATTTTGTCATTCTCGGCATCAAGCAATTTTATGCTGGCTCCACTCCCTAATGAGTACTCTAACTTCTTATCAATCAAATCATAAAGATTCTCCAACTCTTTAACACGTTGTTTGCTCTCATTAATAATCTTTTCTTGCTTTTTATCGTGCATAGCAAAAACGGCTGAAAGCATACCTACGGCGGCACCAGCAGCAGCACCCCAAGGACCGGATGCCCCCAATGCACTTGCAATACCAGCACCAGCTTGTGCCCCACTGGCAGCACCACCAAGAATATCAGTTATCCCCCCTAAGAAACCATCCATATTTACGCCCAAATTCTCGAACATTCCCCCCAACAAATCAGCAGCATCGGCAACGGCTTTAAACTTGTTTGCAATATCCAAAGCGGATTTCTCCATATCATCGTTAGATTCAGCCAAACCATTATCCACGTCCTTCTTGGTAATAGTTTGTCCCTTTTTGAAGCCTCCTTCATCTCGTTTAAAGGTGAAAGAATCATTATTGCCAAGTCTGTCTTTTGCAAAGTTCCATTTGGAATGATTGTTGATGGCGTTTAACAAACCTTGAAATGGATTTCTATCAATGCTTTCTTCCCGTAACTTTCTCATAGCCTCTACAAGCTGCTTAGTCACTTTCTCGCTCAATCCGGCTTGTTGCGCAAACTCACTGATTTTTTCAATCATTTCATTGAGTGTACTTGTAGAAACTCTATCTAAATCATCAAAGACTTTAACCCAATCAGAAGTTTGCTTAAATTCTTCAAACCTTACAGATGATTTTTCCTTATTAGCTTCATCCGTCAGGAACTTACGCCTTCTTTCAACATCTTCGTTGCTTAAATTCTGACTATTACTCTCCAAGTCTGCAATATCCTTCTGTAATTTCGCATCAATGGCAGCTATTTGTTCTCCGAAGTCAGCAGAACGTTTCAGTATATCAATGAAGTTCTTTACAGTTTCCTCTTTCAACTTACCAGTTTCTTCCTGCCATCTTTTCACAAGATTTACAAGAGGTTTCCCGAAACTTTGCTCTATATCTTTGATATTCATTCCTACAAGAGTGGCAAAATCAATATTGACTCGTTTGTCACCCTGCATCATTTCCTGAATTTTGGCTTGTAGTTCGTCTGTCACATTGCCGAAGCTTACATTACCGCCAAAAGCCAGTTGCATGGCAAGTTTTTCATTATTCGTACTGTTGAGCGCATTCTTGTATATATCCCATTTCTTTGTTGTGTCAGATATGTACTTTTCAATTTCTGTAACAGCTTTCTGCAAATTCTCCTTATCAACTTTTACACCCAAGTCAATATTGTATGATAATGCACTTTCAGTCAGAGAGCGTCTATCTTTGGTTTTACTACTTGACCTTTTTATAATCTTCTCAATCTCTTTCTGTACATTCTCCGTAATACTTTCAGTGGTAGAGTTTTTAAATAAATCAGATGCAAAAAGCCCACTATCTTTTGTCATGCGAAGAGCATCAGCCTTTCCATAAGTATCACTTAGCTTCTCGTACATAGACATAAAATCTTTGACTTGCTTAAAGCGTTCTTTCAATAATTCAAGTACAGGGTCTTTTTCTTCATTTTTACCTTTTCGTACATAGTCATATCCATATCCGGCAAGTTGATTAATAATAGCATCCCTTTGTTTAATATATCCGTCAAGTTCTGTCTTAACAGTTTCGCTCTTTTTGGAATCATAAACTTTAGTTAGTTCATCTATTTTATCATTATAATCATCCGCTTCTTTTTTAAGATTATCAATTATATCAAAAACCGACTTGGTATCATCACCCGGTTTCAAACCGGATATATTGAAGCTCTTTATAGCATCATTTATTAATTTCTGATCACTTATCCCTTCAATGAGTCCACGTTGAGACAAATAAACTGACTTAGCCCATTTTTGAATTTCGGTTTCATCAGGAACTTGAAGAATAGTTTTTATACTTATCTTAAACTCTTGATTATTTATAGTTTTATTAATGGAGTCCTTAAAATCAGGAAATTTCATTTTAACTTCAGCGATAGCAGAATTTAAGGCTTTATCCATACCTTCCCCCCAAACACCGGAATCTGAAAACTCTCGCACAGCTTCTTTCCCCTTTAATCTCATCAATCGAACTATTTCATTCAGAACAGCCGCACTCTGGCTATATAGTTTACTGTCAAGTTTGAAATTAAACAGTTCCTGCCCCAATAGTTGCACATTATTTTGAGTGAAATATTCTTTTTTCAAGCGTTCAACAAAAGTCTTTCCCAAAATAGAGTTTACATCTATGCTTTTGTTGCTTATTTGTTTCTCTAATTCATCATAAAACGTATCAAAATCATGTTCCACTTCTTTTTTAGCACGATTCAACTCTCTTCGTATATTAAAAACCTTCCCAAAACTATCACGCATGAAATTGTCAGACTTAGCAAATTTACCATTAGTTTCATACCATGTATTGTATATTTCTTCAATGCTTTTTCCGCTTTCTACCATTTCTTTAATAGTATTCTTCCAATCATCATTAACAGAGAATACTTTGTCTAAATCACTTAAAATATCAGTACGCTTTATAGAATTTAACATGTAATTAAAATTACCCAATACTTCTGCATAATCATTCAAATTTTCATCCAATTTATCATCAATTCCCCAATCATCAGTAGCAACATTAGCATTCTCAAAAATATCTTTAGCATCACTTGCTACCAAATACGCTTGTGCCGTATCTTCCAATGCTTTACGAAGAAAATCCAATCGTTCTACATTATCTTCAATACCTTCCGCTTTTGCAATTATCTCAATAGCAATAGGTGAATTTTCTTTCACTTGTTCTTTCAGCTTGTCAATAAATGCTTTTATTCCTTCGTTCCCATTATTAAAAGCAATACTTAATGGATTATCAGTTAAAAATTTATTAAGTTCATCATACGAATCTTTAATTGCATCCCCTGCCTGTTTAATCCTATTGCTTAACTCTTGTTGCTCTTTTTGATAGTTTGTAATAGTATATATCAAAGCACCAATCGCAAGCATGGCAATATTAGCGGGTGACACTAAAGATACAAATGCGTTACCAATGCCATTTGCCATTCCCCATAAACCTAATTTTAAGCTATTAACGGTCTTAGTCAATCCTTTTGATGTAATCCCAAATGCTCCAAAAACTTGCGTCATTCTTTTCCCAAGCTGTATGTTTGTCTGCATCGAAAGAGCTTTTTTAACTTGACTTTGATATAAAGCTCTTTCTGCATTTGTGGTTGCATATATACTTGTAAGTTCCATCGCTTGTAACTCAGTAAGTTTGCCAAGTCTGACCAAACGTAAGGCGTGTTCTTTAGACAGAGCACCACTACTTGCAACAGCCCTCCAATCTGCCGTTGTCATTTGTTTACGTGTGCTTATTGCTATTTGCTCTTCTTTGGTTAAAGTCCGATACATGCTTGCCATGGTAAGCATATCCGCGCGTTTTGCCTTATTCACCAAAGTTTCACTTATAACAGACTGCGTTTCTTTCCCCAAAGCAATGCTATTAAGTATAACCATTGCTCGATATGCACCGTATGTCACAACAAGTGAACCGATTATGGATATAAGTTTGTCCGAATTTTCCATTAAAGAAGTCAAAGCATTTACACTGCCTTTTAAGATATCATCATTAGCCTCACCAATTGAATTTAGCATAATATCATAGGCGTCACGTAGATTAGAAATTTTACCTTGCAGACTCTCTGATTGCTTTTCTTGCATCATATAGAAGCGTCCCCCTTCATCTGTAAGGTCTTCCATTACCTCCTTAACCATTTCAAATGGAACTTGGCGTTTGCTAATCTTATCAAATACTTCTCCGGTAGATACCACACGGTTCTCCAATTTACTAAACTTATCAGCCAATGCTCCAACCATCGGAATACCAGCTTCTGTAAATTGGCGAAGTTCCTGACCGCGAAGAAAAGCGGCACTTCTTACCTGACCGTATGCCAAAATTATACGATTCATATCCACCCCCAAGCCAGCACTTAAATCAGCGAGACGTTTGGTGGTATTAAATAATTCACTATTCGGTATTTGATAAGCGGATAGTTGTTTTGCAAAACCAATCAAATCCTTAAACTGGAAGGGGGAAATAACTGATAGCGATTTTATTTGATTAAATAACTCTGTAGCTTTTTCTCCTGATTGCAAAATAGCTTTCAAGGATATAAGTTGCATATCAAATTCACCACGAACTCGTACCAAGCTGCTAATAAAGCGTTCTATTGTATAAATAGAATATATACCAAGCATCTGATTCTTTAATTCACCAGCTATTCGGATATTAGCATTCATTCCGTTACCAAGATTAAACGATGCCCGTGCATGATTATTTGCGGCATTTGCATTTCTCTGTTGAACCTGAGACAACTTCTCTAAAGCTGATTTTGCATCCGCTGCTGCTTTTTTATACCGTTCTGCATCAATGATAGCCTTATCCGCCATACGTTGTCTTATCTCCAAAGATCGCTGTGCCCGCAAGTCACTTGCCGAATAGTTGGTATTCAATCCGGCTTTCTCCAAAGCATCACGTACCGCTTTTGCAGTGCTCGCCTTATCAACCACTACACCAATTTTAAATTGCTCGCTTCCGAGAGCCTCCCTTACGCTTTTAACTAAATCAGTCTTATTAATCGAACCACTGACTTTAGTTACAAGATTCATATCCTGTAACTTCTTCAAAGCTCTTTCCTTTATCTTTTCAAGTTGCTTCGGGTCGTCTTTGTAGAGAATTGAAAATTGTAAATTACCAAGATCTGCCATATCTTATTTCGTGTTTATGTATTCATTCGGATTAAACGCCAAATGCGTGTTTGCTTTTTCTGTATATCTATCTAATGCCTCCTGTATTTTTTCTGCTGATGGAGCTTTAGGTTTACCATCTTTTTTATTGTTCCTTTTCAGAAGGGACAAAGGCTTGTCATTACCAATCAATTCCAGTTGTGCCAATGTCATAACCCAGTTATAGCCATACATCGGAACGCATATCAGCCCACCCAACAAAAGGAGTGGTCGCATCATCCAACTGTGGTCTTTTGCACTTTCCCATCCGGCTCCGTAGAGCGTCCTAGAAGGGAAGTAATCGCTTCCTCCTTCTTCATTATCATTATCGTATCCTTCATTTCGGTCAGCAATGTGATATTCATTAAGTATGTTTGCAGAGGAACTTTTTTTTTACCAGCAGCAATAATGGGAAACAATTCATCATCCGTGTACTGCTTTATGTAATAGAACCAACGCCAATGAAGCGGATAGAAGCATTTGATTTTCCAAAAGTTATTCAGGATGATAAGTGAAGCACACATGCAACTCAATTTGCTATCATTACCTTTTTTCAGTATGATATGAGTCAGTTTGCGCATAGTCCCCGGCTTCATCCATCTAACAGGATATTGTTTCTTCTTACTTCTCAATGATACCATTTCTACACTGTCACCCAAGATGTCGTCCAGTAGTTGTTCACTGTCAGCAGATGGTTGTTCTATTTTTTTTATTTCCATGTTTTTTTTTGTGTTAATTGTTAAACAAAAAGAGGCGGCGGCTTAATCACTAAGCTCACCGCCCCAAACAAATGATATTGAGTTTTTCGAGTTTATCCCCCCGAAGCAACTCTTGTCAATGGGACAATAGCTGCACCGTCTTTTCCTGCAAGCGGCGTAATCTTAATATTGAAATATGCAGGTTTATCCGTTTCAATAACAAGGTTTGAATACATTTCCACATTGGGTAGCCAAATAGCACTTTGCATGTCTTCAGAACGGAAAAATAAGGCTCCGGTTGTCTTCTTCGGATTCAGGTCATAACCTTGTCCTTCATAAGTTTCAGCACCAGTTTCTCCAAAACCATTTGCCATAGTTTTCTTTGTTCCCTGCTTATTCATAAGCAAATCATTTACCTTTCCGGCAATAGATGCAACCTGAATAGAAATATCAGGGTCGCCAGCTTTACCATAGGAAGTCCAGTTCTCCCCAGTTGTCAGTTTTACTGTTGTTACATCAGGCTCTCCGGTATTAAAGCTAATGCCATCATCAATAACCGGAAGTTCCATGTCGAATGCAGCCAGCGTTGCCAAATCCGCATTGGCTGATGAAACAAAATAAACCTCCTTCATCTTGTTAAACAGTTGTTGCAAGTCTGCAAGCCCTGTTGTAATGTTTAATTTCGCCATAATTGTGTATTATTAAAGTGTTATATGTTATTATATAAATACAATCTTTGCTGTAATCATCAGATAATGAAATCCGAGTCCATCATCACCTCCTGCAATCAATCGAGGCTTGTAAGTAGTAAATTTGTCGTTCACCATTGGGAATTTCTCAAAAACCTTTAGCTGCATTTCCTCTAGCTTGTCCGTTGCTTCAAGCCCCCCTTTGCGGTCTTTGGCGAAAACATCTATTCGGATATTAGAGTCTCCATAAGCATTCCGGTCAATCATGGCACCCGTCAAGGCGACAATTACAAAATCTTTCATTTGCTCGGTTGTTGCATTTGGACGGTCAGAAACAAATACATTTTTACTGATATCAGCCATAGAATCCACCAATTCCTTCAAAATCCCCATTCTATCAAACCTTATGCTCATAATTTCATCGGTTTAAAATTTTTAGCCAAAATATTAGGCGCACGCTCAAATGTATCAGTCAAAACATTTCCATGCCATACATTTTCTATATAACTGGAATATTCAGTACCGCTACACACCACTATCTCAAACCCATTTTTCGCTTTTGACTTATACCGTGACAAATACTTGAAAGAAAAGTCCTTTCCAAATCCTTTATCCGTATCAACGGTTCCAGTGAATCTACGGTTTCTGCCTCCATAATCAGGGCTTAAATAATCAGTCTCACCCTTAGACAATTTTACACGAACCGGAGATTTCATCTTATCTCCATTACTGTAATAGTAAGTAAGTGCTCCATTTACATACAATCCACAAGCATAACCTGTTATTGTGTTTCCTGTAAATGCCCCTATTGGTGAACGGTAATTCTTTACGGCATCATCCGCAAGCTGCTCGCACACTTTTGCCAAACAGTCAAATACATAACCGCTGACAATCTGCTTTGCTTTTTTTATTCCTGCATCAAATGCCTTTGAATTATCCATGATCAGTTCTTCGCAATATTAAAATATACCGTGGTTCCCAAGTTTCCGGGATAACAGTCAGCAACCATACATTCAGTAAAAGTTCCACAACGGTCTGTGACATCTATTAAAAAACCTGATTTAATCCCCCCGATTATTCCCGGAATACTCAATGCGTAATCGGCTTTAATTACGTTATCCGCTTTGAATGTACGGAGTGACGTATTGCCATATTTTCGGCATATTCCTTCATAAAGAATAACTTTCTCACCCTCCGAGAATGAAGTTTCACCTTCCATCCGGTAAATGGTGCATCTGTGCGGAAATCGTGGATTATCAGGTTTCATCTTAGACCAAAGTGTACTATTTTCATTTTACTCTTTCCCGGCATATTTTCTCCCCATTTCTCATACAGTTCTTTTGCCATAGCTCGCAACTCTCGCTTGTCATAAGCCGAAGTTTGCCAACCACCTTCAACATGCTTCCATCCACCATCACTGTCCTCTGTATTATTTTGTGTGCTGGGAGTAGTAGCACACCATAAATAAAGGTCAGCAGTACAAAGGTCAAGTTGCTTTTCTGTCAGCGTACTTGCCATTTCTCCGGCTGCAATTTTGCGTTTGAAAAGAATTGAATTAAGAGCGTTGTCAGCTACTTGATAGCTAACAACACCTCTTAAATATTCTTCAATAGGCATATCAATATGAGAAACCGTATCTGCCATTATTTACTTGCCTTTACAGTCAGGTAATACATCTGTCTCACCACATTCGGCACGCACAATGCTGTAAGCTCACTCGAAATCTTCTGTACTTTATTATAAGCATCAAAAGTTTGTGTGATTACGGTACGTCCTTCATCGTAGAAGGCAATACGAGCCGCCGGGTCATTAATTACAATAGGAGTTACCGCCTTGATTGTACCGATACGAGAGGAAGGGACGAAAACAAATACGTTTTCATCGAAACTCTGCAAAGTCGGAGTAGTAACCGTGCGAGTTTTCTTATCGAATTTCTCAACAACAGATACACTATCAATAATGGTAATCGGAGCACCGACATATTTTTCCACCAAAACCTTCATTTCATCATCCAGCAAGCTAACGCCGATTTGTATAGCAGCATCAGCAGTCGTAACTAACGGATTCTTGATATATCCGAGAGCTTGTCTTACATCCGGAATCATAATGAATTTATCCCATGTGATTTTGTTTACCTCGATATGGTCTACCGGAGCATAACAAGTTTGTCGGATATAAGTAACCTTATTCTTCAGGTCTTCCAACGGTTTGATACCCGTATTCAGAGTGCCATCTTTCTTCCACCATGCAATCTCCCAGCGATTCTTACCCGGTACATGGAAGTCGATACTTACACCTGTGATACCTTGCGGGTTGTTTTCCGCGATAATATCAAACTGACCTTTAGAAACGGCTTGATGGCGTTGGAACTTCAAAGAGTTATAGTTACCACCAAGAAGCATGTCGACACTCTCGAACAGTAAATTTTCAATACTCTGTGCCATACGTTCAGAGAATACCCCAAACTGTTGCAATGCTTGCATGTGCAAGCGGATTTTAGCTTCGTCAATGTTGAACTCATGCTTCATACGAGGCATCTTGTCACTACCAAGCTCGAAGCCTTCTGTATGCTTAACCGGACCGGGAGAATCGAAATCAACATACGTTGCCATCGTATATACACGAGCCGTTGCGGAGATTTGCTTAAACTCAAAATCATCCTGCATATCCGGTTCCCAATCAAAGCCGGGCGTTTCGGGCTTATTATACTTTTCAGCAAACATTTCATCAATGTACTCCTGAAAAGAAATTCCATTGTTTTCAAGCCCACGGGCAATCAAATCGTAAAAATCTCTATCTCTAATTTCCATAACTTACGCCTCCTTCTGAAATAAAATGTTAGGAACCAATGCTTTGAAAATATCCGGGATAGGCTGAATACGGTCTGCGTAGACCTTTCCACTCCATACAACCGTACAAGTGGCTACTTGCGTACCTTCCTCGATATAAGCATCATTCTTTGTCAGACCTGACATGTTTGTAATAGCCATTTTTTGAGTTGCACCTGCGGCAGCAGCTACGGTAAGAATATCTCCTTCAGCGAGAGTATCAGGGTCAGCACTCAAAGTAACAGTAGCTTCGTTCTCGTTAATGACTACCTTCGTAACTTTTACGCCAGTACCCGTTCCATTAAGAGTATCAGGAACCTTCATAAGAATCTGACCTACGGTTGGAGTCGGAAGCCCCATGCCAACGGTCACTTTCAATGTAGTGCCAGCACTACCTTCCAATGCTTCATAAAATTCCAAGCATTTAGAAGTTCCTCCGGTTCTATTAAGATACACGGGTGTTCCTGCGGGAATAATATCTCCCACGTCCGGCGTTTTTTCAAATACACCTCCACCATCTACCTTGCTAAATACATCTTTCCAAACCGGAAAGGCACCACCAAACTTTCTTGTCTTACTACTAAAAGTATTACCAATCATTGTTTTGTGTTTTAATGTGTTTGTAATAAATTAATTATCTCATTTTACAACGGGCAAATCACCTGATTTTTGGTGACGCTCTTTAAACCTTTTCAGTGTTTCGTTCTTCGTGTTCTGTTGCTGTTGTTGTCCGGTTCTCGGCACTGCACCATTTCCACGGCAAGCACTGAACTCTTTGTCATAAGCCGGAAGAAGAGACTCTACAAGTTCATCTACTGATTTCTTGGAATCCAATTCTCCATGTTTAGCCAGAGTCGTATTCAATACATACTCGTCACTTATGCCTTTAGCTTTCATTCCGACAACGACTTTCTCACGCAATTCACTTTGCATCTTTGCTTGGTCTTGTTTATCAAAACGTTCGCGCAGTTCTTTGTATCCATTCTTGATGTCTTTCAGAAATTCAAGAACCTCATTGTCTTTGCCTTCTTGCGGAGTACCGTTAGCTGATTGCTGATCAGGTTTGTAGCTCTTTTTAAACTCTTCAACCTGTGTAGATACATCGTGGTTGAAATTACCGTCAAGCGATTTCAAGAAACCCACGTGCTTTTCCCAAAACGCATCATCCGGCTCTGTACCTTCAGTTGGTAAGTTCCTATTGACGTAATCTGTCAGTGTTCTTTGTGACAGACTGGTTTTTCCAAGTCGTGTCGTAATCTCGGATAAGATTTGTTCTTTTTCCATCGTGCGTTATTTTGTGTTTGTGTATAAAAAAAGAGTCAGATAATGCTTTTTGCATCAATCTAACTCTTTGGTCTTATATCTTTAATTTGTGGAAAGAGATGAAATCGAATCATCTTAACCGGATTTTCAGTCCGGTGCATACACCGCGTCTGCCATCTTTCCATTTCCCGTTTTTAATGAACGGGCAAACATCTCCTTTTTCAGTCCCGGCGGTAGAGTAACCGCACTCTCCGTTTGATTGTAGCGGGAGTTGGATTTGAACCAACGACCTTTGGGATATGACCCCAACGAGCTACCTGCCTGCTCCATCCCGCGATGTATCCTGAATATCTTCTTTACCTATCAAATCAACACTAATGTATTTCTTACACCTTCGGCATTTTATTCGCAACATGATTACTCCGTCAACGTACTTAATGTCAGTGAGTTTCTGCCCACATACCGGACAAATTACTAACTTATGGTGCTCAACCACCTGCCGAGGGTCTTCTTTTACATCAATTTTAATCATCTGTTATCCTTATTCGCTGCAAACATAATATATATTTTCTACATTTCAATGCAAA